AAAAAAAATATTATAAAAAATTTTGAGAACCCGGATAATGAAAGGGAGTATTTACTTTCTAAAATAAAACTTCATCAAAAAGAAAAGGAGTCCCGAGTCAAAGATGATTTTTTAGAATTTGTAAAACATATGTGGCCTGAGTTTGTAGAAGGGTACCATCATAAAATTATTGCAGAAAAATTTAATAAATTGGCAACAGGAGAAATTAAGAGACTCATTGTCAATATGCCTCCAAGACATACCAAATCAGAATTTGCATCTAACTACTTACCTGCTTGGATGATTGGTAGGAATCCAAAATTAAAAATTATTCAAACAACTCACACAGCAGAACTTGCTGTAAGGTTTGGTCGTAAAGCTAAAAATGTAATCGACTCTTCTGAGTATCAAGAAGTTTTTAAAACTAAACTTCAAGAAGATTCAAAGGCAGCAGGCCGATGGGAAACAGAAGGTGGCGGTGAATACTTCGCTGCTGGTGTTGGCGGTGCAATCACAGGTCGTGGTGCAGATTTATTAATCATTGATGATCCACACAAGGAACAAGACGCAATGAGCAAAGAAGGTTTTGACAAAGCTTATGAGTGGTATACTTCAGGACCCAGACAACGTTTACAACCCGGTGGGGCAATTGTAGTTGTAATGACTCGTTGGTCTACTAAAGATCTGACAGGTAGATTAATGCAAAATCAAAAAGAAGTTAAAGGTGATCAATGGGAAGTTATAGAATTTCCTGCAATCATGCCATCGGGATTACCTGTGTGGCCTGAGTATTGGAATCTAAATGAATTAGAAAAAGTTGAAGCAACTCTACCTATTGCAAAATGGAATGCACAATGGATGCAATCTCCAACAGCTGAGGAAGGTGCAATTATAAAAAGAGATTGGTGGCAAGATTGGGATAGCGATAATCCTCCTCACACAGAATTTATTATACAATCTTATGATACAGCTTTCTTAAAAAAAGAAACGGCCGACTATAGTGCCATAACCACCTGGGGCATGTTCCGTGATGATGAAAACCAGATGCATATAATATTATTAGACGCTGAGAAAGACCGGTACGAGTTCCCTGAGCTAAGGCGCGTGGCTCATGAATCATTTCTCTTTTGGCGACCTCAGATGGTATTAATCGAGGCTAAGGCATCAGGGATACCGCTTACTCACGAGTTAGCCCGAATGGGAATTCCTGTAGTTAACTACACTCCATCAAGAGGAAATGATAAGCACGTTCGTGTGAATACTGTTGCACCTTTTTTTGAAAGTGGTAGAGTATGGGCTCCGATGCATAAACAATATGCACAGGAAGTTATTGAAGAGTGTGCTGCATTTCCAAATGGAGATCATGATGACTATGTGGATTCGATGACTCAAGCAATAATGAGATTCAGACAAGGTGGATTTTTACTTCACCCTGAAGATGAAAAAGAGGATATTAAACCTAAAGAACCAAAGGTCTATTATGGTTAAACGATTAACGAGAACAATACCACCATTAAGAGGACCAAACCCACAGGGGTTGAATGTTCCATTAAAACAAGTTAAAGTAGTGAGATTGGAGAAATTAAATGGCAGAAGACAATATCGACAAGGCTCTTCCCAACGTAGAGCAAACAGTTAAGTTACCCGCAGAAGAAGAAATCGTAGAAGCACAAGAGACGATCGAAGAATCATTGCCCGGGGAACCCGAAGTTATTGAACAAGAAGATGGTTCGGTAGATATTAATTTTGAACCAGGGGCCGTGAACCAAGAAGGCACAGAAGACCACTACACTAACTTAGCAGATTTATTACCTGAAGATGTATTAGATCAATTAGGTTCTGAACTTCATTCAAACTATACAGAGTACAAACAATCAAGAAAAGATTGGGAAGATTCTTACAGTAAAGGTTTAGATCTTTTAGGATTTAAATATGTCAATCCTTCACAGCCATTCGAAGGAGCTTCAGGTGCCACGCATCCTGTACTAGCAGAAGCTGTTACACAGTTTCAAGCAGGAGCATATAAAGAATTATTACCCGCTGACGGACCTGTCAGAACTCAGATTTTAGGAGCCATTACTCCACAGAAACACGATCAAGCAGAACGTGTTAAAAATTTTATGAATTATCAATTAATGGATGTCATGCAGGAATACGAACCTGACTTTGACCAAATGCTTTTCTATCTCCCTCTTGCCGGCTCTTCCTTTAAGAAAGTCTACTATGATGATCTTTTAGAAAGAGCCGTTTCTAAATTTGTACCTGCCGATGATTTAATCGTGCCGTACACTGCAACGTCATTAGAGGAAGCAGAGGCTGTTATTCACACAGTAAAAGTTTCAGAGAACGATTTAAGAAAACAACAGCTAGCAGGATTCTATAGAGATATAGAAATTAATCCTGGTTATTTAGAAGATGATCCTGTTACTAAAAAAGAAAGAGAATTAGAAGGCGTTAAGAAAACAGGAAGAGACGAAAGTATATTTCAATTAATTGAATGTCATGTTAATTTAGATTTAGAAGGATTTGAAGATCGAGATGATACAGGAGATACAACAGGAATTAAATTACCTTACCTTGTAACTGTTGATACATCTTCAAGAAAAGTTTTAGCAATCAAACGAAACTACAAAGCCGATGATCCCTTAAAGAAAAAGATATCATACTTTGTCCATTTTAAATTTCTCCCAGGACTTGGTTTCTACGGCTTTGGTTTGATTCACATGATTGGCGGTTTGTCTAGAACAGCGACTCAAGCGCTACGTCAATTATTGGATGCGGGTACTCTCTCTAATTTGCCCGCAGGATTTAAACAACGTGGAATTCGTATTTCTGATCAAGCACAATCCATTCAGCCAGGCGAGTTCCGAGATGTAGATGCACCAGGTGGAAACATCAAAGATGCATTTATGACTTTACCTTTCAAAGAACCATCAGCAACATTATTACAACTAATGGGTATTGTGGTGAACGCAGGTCAAAGGTTTGCTTCTATATCTGATATGAGCGTTGGCGATGGTAATCAAGGAGCTGCCGTTGGTACAACAGTTGCATTACTTGAAAGAGGTTCACGTGTAATGTCTGCGATCCACAAAAGATTATATGTTGGATTAAAACACGAATTTAAATTATTAGCAGATTGTTTTAAAACTTATCTACCACCTGAATATCCTTATGATGTTGTAGGTGCTCAAAGAAATATTAAACTGCAAGACTTTGATGACAAAGTTGATATTGTTCCTGTAGCTGATCCGAATATATTTTCACAAGCTCAGAGAATATCTATTGCACAAACAGAATTACAATTAGCACAATCTAATCCTGGTATGCATAATTTATACGAAGCATACAAAAGTATGTATCATGCGATTGGTGTTAAGAATGTAAATTTAATTTTACCTCCACCACAACCACCTGTACCAACAGATCCTGCTACAGAAAATATTATGGCAATGTCAGGTAAACCTTTTCAAGCATTCCCGGGCCAAGATCATAGAGCCCATATAGATACACACATGGCATTTATGGGAACAAATATGGCTAGAAATAACCCGATGGTTTTAGCTGCGTTAGAGAAAAATATTTTCGAACATATTGCTTTGATGGCACAAGAACAAATCGAATTAGAATTTAGAGAAGACATAGTTCAAATGCAAGCTATGCAACAGAATCCAATGATGGCTCAAAATCCTGAAATGCAAACAATGGTTCAAAATTTGACTATCAAGATGGAGGCTCGAAAAGCTAAACTTGAAGCAGAGATGACGATTGAGTTTATGAATGAAGAGCAGAGAATGATTGGTGAATTTGGCAATGACCCTATTGCTAAACTAAGAGCAAGAGAACTCGATCTAAAAGCTATGGATGATCAAAGAAAACGAACGGAAGGTCAAGAACGAATCGACCTTGATAGAATGAAGTCTATGATGAACCAGAGTTTACAAAGAGATAAGATGGAGCAAAACGAAGATTTGGCTGAATTACGGTCAGATACTTCATTAACTAAAACCCAAATGAGTATTGACGGGAAAATGGAGAATGATAGATTCAAACAAAGAGATGTAAGAATCTTGAAAGGTCCTCGTAGATAATCTATAATAGGAGACATTATGAAAAAAAATAAAAACAGTCACGCAGGGATGACTCATGTAGACCATAATATGTTTATTAACAAAGATGGTTTTGCAAAAGGTGGAGTTGAAATTGATACAACTATGCCTAATGAATCTCAAACTGTAGACGTAAAAGGTACTAGAAGAATTAGACCCGAGAAAAAACCTGTAAAGGCGACTTGGTACTAATATGTGGTTATCGGCAATTAAATTAGCCGTTTCTGCTGGCAGCAAAATTTATGCTAACAAGCAGAGAACTAAGATGGCTATGTCTGATGCACAGCTTATGCACGCTTCTCGTATGGCCGAAGGTAAGGAAGCTTACCAAGGTAAATTGTTAGAAGCTAGGCAATCGGACTGGAAGGACGAGGCCGTCCTCATAATTCTGTCAACGCCGATCGCAATTTTGGCCTGGGCAGTGGTATCGGACGATCCAGGAGCGATGGACAAGGTCAAGCTATTTTTTGACATGTTCTCGCAATTGCCAAGCTGGTTTACTAATTTATGGATACTTGTAGTTGC